ATAGCATATTGCTTTATTTGTTCTTCTGTAGTCCCATCAGGTATTCCGTCAATTACTTGTCCTGTGGGTAATGTTTTACTAAAAGACATATTAAATTCCTATCTTATCTGAAGCCTCGTCGAGAAACTTGTGTAGGTACGCTTGAGGTTGTTAGCGTATCTGCGGCTACTTGAGCATCCCAAGTCGTTGGTTTTTCGGGTATATCAAAACCGGGAAGATTGTACTGCTGCGCTACTTGCTCTGCATACCCTTCACTTTTCTTCAAGTCTTGCCAATACTGAACAAAACCAGCTTGGTTGCCTCTATTATCGTTTAAGTATTTAGCTTTTTCTTTATTCCTTTCAGCATTAAACGCAGACATCTTAGCCATGGCTTTAAGGAATCTTTCAATTTCCTTTGCGTTCCATTCCTTAGTTGGAAAACCTTTTTGAATTATAGCAATATCTCGGTCAGAAGCAACACCCGGTGGTAGATTATTGATAATACCAACGGATATTAAGTTATCAAACTCCGTTTTTAAAGAGTCAACTGCGGTTTGTCCACCTAAAAACTCTTTAGTCGCAGACCAAGTTTTACCAAAAATACCACCAGTAGGCTTAAAGCGTGCGTATCGTGAGACTAAATTTAAAGCTTTTGCGGCTTCCCCATCAGCTTTTTCCGCTGCCTCCTCTGCATTAGAAATTCTTTCATAATCTCCAGCAAGCATTTTACGACCACGAGCTTTTTCTGCTGCAAGTCTGTCAATCTCTCTTTGTTCTGCTCTTGCTCTATAACCGCTAGATACCTCAGCTTGTCTCATAGCCTGTATCTTAGCAGCCGTCTGAGCAGCACCAGCGAGGTCACCAGTACCTTGTTGTATCTTAGCCAGCTTCGCTAAGTCTTCCGGTTTATTTAAGTCCAAACCAGCCAAAGCTTGACCCATACGTGCTTGAGCAGAGGGAGCACCACCACGCGCAAGGCTACCTAAGCTACCCTGAAGTCGTTGTGCTTGTTGTTGACCAAACATACCACGGAAACCGGGAGTACCGGGTACAGCAACAGGCTGTTGTGTTGGAGTAATCTCCGTGAGCATTCTCATTAAATCTTTAGCCATTAGTTATTCTCCTTAGTCAAACAATCCGCTGAAGAAACCACCTATTGCATCTCCAATAGGCCCGCCTAGTAAACCGTCAGCTCCAGCTGCAATAGAGGGGTCTTTTAAAACGCCAGACACTAACTGCTCTTGTAGTGTAGCTTCTCGACCTAACAAACTATCAAGCAAGGAACGCTGCTGCTGTAGTCTCAACTGATTTGCTAAGTCTTCAGCTTGTGTACGGGCTTCAACACCACCTAAACCTAACTGAGCTTGGTACTGTGCGCCGGTTCTACGACCTACGTCGGCAAACCCTGCGGGAGTAGCTGCGGCACCGAAGAGTCCTAAAGCCTGTTGTTGTGGCATATAACCAGCACCTAACAAACCAGTAGCTCCTGCAAGTGATTGCTGTTGTTCAGCCAATGCTTGCTGTCTAGCACCTAAGCTGGCTCTTGACATAGCTTCCTGCCGTGCTGTCTCCTGTGCCAGTAACTCAGGAGAAGCACCACCATAAGCAGCGGAGGAAAGACCTAAGCGACCTTGGGATAGCATACGCTCTTCCAACGCTAGACGCTGACGTTCCTCTTCGGGACGCTGTGTGGCTCTAATCTGCTCGAAGATAGCTGCTTGTTGTGCTGCTGGGTCTTGTCCTACTTGACCAAATAAACCTGCTGCTTGTCCCATTAGCTGCGTTTGTAAAGCTTGCTGCTCAGGAGACAAACCAAGAGTTAAACCACCTTCAGGTGTTGCCGATACGTCAGCCAAAGTACCTGTGACTGTGTAGGGTTTAAACTGAGTAGCTTCCCCTACCTGTCCTGCAAGTCCTGTAAGAGCTTCTTGTTGCTCACGACCCAGTTGTTGAACGTCTTGAATGTTCTCACGTCCTAGGTAGTAATCAGCGCCGGCTCTAGCTGCGTCAGTTAAATCAAATAAACTCATTATATTAGTCTCCCTAATAGAGCGTGTATGTCAATTTTTTGAATAGAGAACTGAGCATCATTAATCTCAGCTTCAAGGCCAATCGTCACTACCTCACCGCTACCATTGGTGTTTACCTTCGGAGTGTTGATAAGAATAGATGAAGTGTATTCACCTGTAGTGTTGTACTCAGTAATGCCGTACTCGGCTAGAGTTCCTGCACCAAAGATAAATGCTTGTTTGGTATAATTTTGCGCATAGTCATAGCCCCAGTTAAGAGTTGTGGGCGTGCTTTGACCACCGATAATAGTTAAGTTAAACTTCTTCAAGAACTTTAGGTTGGACGTATTGCCAAAGTCCAAAGGATTACTAAAGTAACGCATCTCGTACTTCTCAGTCCCATCTAAGTAGCCACTGTACTTTACAATACCGCTGTCTTTACCTATGTAAACAGTACCGTCTTCAAGAACAGTAAACGACAAAGGGTAGAGGCTTGACCAAGTAGTAGCGCGCTGAGAACCATCCTCTAGTGGTGTTCTCATATCAAAACAATATGCAGTGTTGCTGTCAGGAAGTGACAACACATAGAAAGCATTGTCAGAACTATACACAGACTTTATAGGATTACTTTGTAAAACTACTAATGACATTAAATCAGTACGTACATTCTTACTGATGTCGCGCATAGGTAGGGACTTTTCTTGTATAACCCTTTCGAAACTACGTACACCTGAATTAGACAAAAAGAGAATGTCTTTGCCTGTGTGCTGTACTGAGTCACGGGCGATACAACCAACGCCCTCTACAGTGTCTACAAGGGTCATAGAGGCCGGAGAAGTAGCACCGGAGTACACCAGTATAGACTTCTTGCCAAAGATGATTAGAAAGCCATTGTGAGCTGCTAAGGCTGTTATCTCATCAAAGCCCGTAGGCCATACAGTCGTGACGTCTAACGAACCTGAAGTACCTCCTGTCCAGTGATGTCCATTTAACAAATCAGACCAGTATACTGTGTGCTTATTACCAGTAACATCAGCCGCCCAAAGTCTACCGTAAGCTGCTAAAACTTCATTAGCCTCTGGTGGATTACCTGTCGCGTGTGTGTGTGCTGAGTGTTCTTCCAATACAAAAGAACCCTCGTGGTCGGTGCCAAGCACGTACTCATGGTCTCGTTGGAACAAATACACATGGTCGTTTAGAGTCACAACTTTCCAGTTGTTAGCTGTGGGAGTGTAACCTGCGGGTGTCGCGTCCGTTAGTGTTGTAGTCCCTGTAAATATTTTGTTGTTACCTGCTGACAGTATATATTTATCGCCGGAAGAATCAATGTATTCGTACACTGTTTCAATACCACGGCTAGTTCCTAGTACGGAGGAACCGTTGGTACTGACTTCCTCCCAGCCTTCTCTTGCACCGATACGACCCAGCTTGTCAATAACACAGTTGTCTGCGATAGACGCATACGAAGGATTACCACCAATAGGTGAATCCTCTGTGTTAAGGCCAAAGAATCCCGGTGCAGCTACTGTAATGTTCTGTAATTGTTGAGCCATTATGAATACCAGATAGTTTCTTCGGGGTGTTTGGCTGAGTCATAAGCAATGGCGTCGGACAAAGAGACATCAGCCAGAGCAAACAATTCAGCGGCGCTTGTGCCACCAGTTTCTCCACGCTCCCTAGCACCCAACGCTGTAGCCAGTTGAGTCACCGGCAAAGAGGGAACTGTGAGCTTGTCAGTATCTTCAGTAAAGTCAGCAGTACGTACAGCAGAGTTAAATGTCAAGGTGTACGCTTTGTCTGGGTTAGGATAAATCTCAACAGTGTCATCACCGTTAGTGTCTACACCTTTGAAGCAATAGTACTGAGGCTTGCCCGACGGTGGAGGAGTTACTAAGTTGGCATTGTCCATCCAAGCAGAACCACGGTATTGTACAAAGTTTTTAGAAGTCTCATCAACAACGTTAAAGACCTTCAAGTTAGTGCCTGAGCCTGTCAAAGAATATGTAGTAGTGTCAGCAACAAGAGACACAGGAAGCTCGGTACGCAATGCAGTCCAGTCGTAAGCGTCCTCTACAGTTCTTTTTGCATCATTAACAAACTCTCCTATCAGTTTAGAGTAGCTGTTCTGTGC